GCTTGTAATTTAAGTTGCTGTACAACTATATCTGGTGTAATTATGCCTCTGTCCATTTGATCTTCATATTGTACTACTTCTTCCAGGACCCAAGGATCAAAAGCCCACGAACCATCAGTAGCTTGGGTAGCATATAAACTCTTACTACCTTGTTTTCCTCCTCCCATTGCTGTTGACATATTAACACTTCCTAGAAACTTCTTTCCAGCAACCCCATTAACCATCTCAAACTCATTTAGTACTCGTATCTGATTACGCCAATATACATTTTGTCTAAGAGGAGCCATGAACTGATCTTCTAAGTCTTGTTGTGCTACACGTAAAATATTCATGTCCTTAACAGTTGTTTTTTGTGAATATGCCCTTATTAACTGTCTTACTCCATGTCGTTTGTCGCCTCCAAATTTAAAAGGAGGTGCAACAAAGGAATAATCCACTTTAAATTCTGTCCTAACATCATCACATATAGGGGTATATACAACTTTATTATTGTATGAATATCTCTGAGTAGCAGAACCCAAAAGTTCTACTCCATCCAACCTATCGGTAGTATCAAGAAAAGGATTATGTCTATATATGTTAGGAGTATAATTGGGTAGTTTTTTGAAATCTAAACCACTCTGAAGTAACAAACCACTCGTAAAATGTTGTATTGATGCTTGTAAATCTTGTCTAAGCACACTGCAAGCAACACTAAGCCGAGTTGTTTCATCACCTCCTACATGTATTCCTAAAATACTAGACACTTTTCTGCTTTCATCAACTAGCACAGCGCCGCACAATCCCATAAAGTTATTGCTAAAATAGTAATAACCTGAAAATGGCTCCGTCGAATTAGTAGCGTTACTACTGTACGAAATGCTAGTTGCATCCATCTTAGAAGGTTGTCCTAAAGTCTTCCTATAAACAAGGCGTCCAACTATAGGAGTTGACATGTGTTCAGTAGGAAATGAATCAAGTATATCTTTAGTACGCATATGATCCATCGCTTTCTCAACATATACAACGCATAAATCTCCAGGCAACTTGAATACCATCCTCTCACACAGTTGGAATTCAATAATAGCATTACCCGGAAAGTCATAGCTAGAAATTTCTGTTTTAGACATTGTAGAACATGTCCATAAGACTCGCGAACATAATGATATGGCATTATCATAAATTGATTAGCAAAGGATAAAGCTGAAACAATTTTCTTATTACAAGTGTTTCTAATAAAGAACACGTTTCTAAGAGTAGCAGATTCTAATTCAGAATAAGTTCTAGAAACTTCCACACTCGGTTTAGAAAGGAATATTTCTTGTTTAGCTTTATACCAGTCATCCTTAGTTTGTTGATCAGCTATTTTAACTTCGTCAACAGACATATCATATCCTACCTGAACATCACAATATAAGTTAGAGAACTGTTCAATTAGTGCAGGTATAAAAGAAGTGACAACGATATATGATAGGCCTAATGGTAATATTGCATCACGCATTAAATCTGGCCATTCCATCTTAGTCTCTTTTTCTCTACCTGATATCTGCGCTATAGCCTTAAGAGCAAAATCGCGCATGCTCATAGGCTTATATAACGTCTCTTCATACTCTTCTAACCTAGTCTTTGTTCGGACATGTTCTTCATATGCTGATCGAGTGTTATAGTAACAACAAATATGTCGCGAAGGCGGAAGACCTCTATTTTCAAACCAATAGTTCATCTTATATAGAATATAGTCTTTCCATAATGCGACTTTCAATTTCGGATGATTACTATACATATAATGAGATAGCATCGTATCTTCCAAAGAGGAAGGTATGAAGGCCCACGGGTTCTCACAGAATCGTTCAACATATTCGAAAACCATATCACACATATAAGATATAACATCACACACCAGTCCAGAAAACCAATCTTGCAATACACTTTTCACTGCAGTGCCCATTTTACGAAGTTCTGATAACAAGTCTTTGGAAGATAATATCCGAGAACCAATATCATTCAATTTCATATTTAGAATCTTGTCTATCAACTTTTTACAATATTTTACTCGTTTACGCTCAACGCCTGACTGACACATCAACGAGTATCTAATTGCATTCTCTGCTAGTAAGATAGATCCTTTATCAAAATCAAAATCAACTAAGTCAGATTCCGGACATTCAATAACATCAGAATTCTCAGGAGACATGAAGTGTAGACTAATAGACTCTTTAGATGGACTTAAGCTAGGTAAACCTGTGTTTGGATCCATAATTTCACTAACAACAGTTTTAATCTCAGGAACATCCGTATAAATGTCTGATTCAATCTTATTTTTAATAACTTCTAAGTCTTCAGATAAGCGTTTAACTTGCAAGTACAGTGTAGCACGTTCATAAGGATCTACAAATGATTCTCTATCAAGTTGTTCACAAATCTGATTCTTGATAACTTCTTCAATAGGAACTGATTTATGATCTGGTGTAACTTCAGTAACATCATCATTAGGAACTTCTTCTTTAGGAGGTTGCACTACTGGATCATGAACAACTTCTTCGTCTCCAGACAAACAGCTCCCTTCCTCAGAAATAGATTCTAACGCACCATCATATATCTTTAATAGTGGGCATTTATCTCTATCAGCTATACATTTATCACAATTGAGATTTATAGGAAAGCCATGACAACAATAATAACCTTCGTCATATACTTTCTTCCCAATATCCAACACATCTCGCTGATTATCATAATGTTGAGACGAATGCCATACCAAGAACTTTAAAGTCTCTTCTATACTTCTGTCTTTCATCTCCATACCATCAGGGCCGATAATAGGTACCCACCTATGTAACGCATCGTGCTCTGTAATGGGCTGACCAAATTCTGTCTTGACACATACACCTTGATCAGCAATCTCGCATTCATAACAAGTGAACGTCCATGCATCAGGTGCTATCTTAGCTCTGTCA